CTGTCTAGTAATTGCATCATTTGGCTCAAAGACAAACGGACGAGCCGCTATAGTCAATTGGCGACGAATATAAGCAATCAATCTTGCAACGTTTGTTCTATCCAATGCACTTTGTGAATCAAAGCTGGTCTTGTTACCATAGTTTAATAATCCATTACCAGTAAAGAAGGTTAAAGGATTAATAAAGTTTAGATACAATGTATCTCTGATACCAAGTCTGGTTTTGATGACTTGAAATTCACTGGTTTGTGCATCCAAGTAACCAATATTAGTTGCATTGCTAATAATACCGCGTCTTGTACCTGCGGCAGCTAACCAAGGATAAGCAATAGCGTCATTTCTTAAGAACGTTCTTAGCATCATGTGTGATGGGGGAACTGCAACTAAATTACCTGACAAGTCACTGGTTAAACCACTTGGATAGAATAGACCTAAATAGGTGTTGCGTGTTACCAATCCAGCTTCACCAGTTGAAGTAGCGCCAGCAGTATTATTAGCCCAAGCTTGAATATCAGCAGCACTATCAGGTAATCTCATTGGTGTATCACCAAGAATATAACCTGTTTGACCACGATCGTCGTTCAATACTACCATGTTAGGTTGTAGCTCAGGGTAGTAAGGACATGCTTGTAAGTTAAAGAAGTTATCTTCATCTCTGATAGCATAGTTAGAATCAATAGATGCTCTTAGAGCCTGAACAACCATAGCACGTTGAGCTTGTCTACCCATATATGGAGCACCGTTGGCCTGTAGACCACTTACACTTACCCAAGCAGAAGTTTGTAAGGGTAAAGTTGCTCCAGGAAAACTGGTATTGTTAAAATAGTCAACCATATACTGTTTAACGTTATAGCCTGAACGTCTTGTGTTAAACAACAACATTCCAACTGGATATAGTGCAGGATCAGGAGCATCTAAATCAAGGTAATTACTTACTAGTAAACTAGTGATTGATGGAATAGGGTCATCTGTTGGGCTTGTAGTACCATTTGTTGCCCAACGTGCATCTGCGAATAGAACTCCAGTTGGACCTGTTTGGTTAGCATTATCAATAGTTACCCATTGATCTACGCCACTAACTGATTGCCAACGTGAAATTACTGGATAAATTTCCAAATTTGTTGTATTGATCCAAAGATCACCATACACTAACGGTGTACCGTCACTTTGAGTTGTGGGTGCAGTAGTACTGATAAGAGGTCCATTTGGATCAGTTGTGTTTACTACAGTAGGAGAAGGAAATCCACTGGGACTATAACCTTGATTGCTATAACCTTTCCAATTACCATTGTAATTAACCATAATATCAACTTGGTTTACTACACTGTAGAACCAATTTGTACCATCAGGAGGAGCAATAGTTGGTTGACCTTCATTAGAAATATACGCAAAATATCTCCAGTTGCTTAGCTGAGTTGAGTAAACTTGAGCAGCAGTACCTGCTTGATATGTAACTGCATCAACTACACCACCTACGCCAACTGCTGTAACAGTTACTACTAAATTATTTGCAGGTGTAGTCCCACCTAATTGAATACCAGAAAAAGTGACAGTATCCCCAATTGCATATCCTGTACCTGCTGTATTGATTGCAGTAGGATCTACGTCATACATGCCATAACTTCTTATTACCGCTATTCCTAAACCTGTTCCACTACCAGTACTAGTAGTTTGGGTAACATTAAATGTTTGGTAATCTGCTGGACCATATTTGCATCCATTAGTAACACCACTGACCAAGCCTGCTTCAGTGCATAAGCCATAAGATACACCTTTACCTGCGCCAACAGTACCTACTATAAATGTAAGATCGTTTGCAGGAGATGCACCACCTAATGCTGTTCCTAAAATCGTCATTGAATTGCCAACAGCATAACCTGCACCAGGTGTAGTAATTGTTATTGTTGTGTTAGAACTAGTATAAGTTGTTCCTGAGCCTGTTTTAACTACTGTAGCTACCGCACCTGAACCACTACCTGAAACCGTAGTGACCGTTACACCTGTGTAAGTTGCGGCAGCGGTAACACTAGTTCCTGCAATACTTCCAGAAGAAGCAGTCAACATTGTACCATTGGTACCTGTTGTGCGAGTATCGTTAATAATGATTTCGCCACCTTCATTATGAACTAGCTGAATTGCACCATCCGTTGTTACAAAAGCATCGGTGTATGTAATACCTGCGGCATACCAAGCTGTTACAAAATCAGTTGCATCTGTGTTGTCCGCTAAACTCACTGTAAAGTCATTTGATAATATATCACTACCTGGAATTGACACATTTACTGTAAAAGTATAAGGTCCATTAGTGAACATAGGATTAACTTCTGTACCAGTTACTACAGTAGGACCAGTAGCAAATCTTTCCCATAAGTATACTGGGCCATAATTATATTCATCATTGAATGCATATTGAGCATATACTGTACCCATTGGAATTGCTTGTCCACCACTGGCATCGCTATTTGCAGTAGCTTGCCAATCTGCTGATGCCAAGCCTACTGTTTTTGCACTCCAGCTAGCAGTTGTACTGCTATATTGTGACACTACTGGGTATAAACCGCCACCAGTTGCACCGACTTTAAGGAATACTGATCCAGTGGGAGCAGGATATGTTTGACCTGCATACCACAGGGGTTGTTCTGCCGCTGTACCATAAATAAACTGAGGTTGGTTATATGTGCCGGCATCAATGCCAAGATCGTCTAACACTGTACCTGTACCAGCAACTATCTCAATGTTGTAAGGTAGCATGTTATTGCCACCTGTTTGCTTTGAGAAAATACATAATTTACCACTTCTAACAGAAGCACTAACATAGGTTATTAATTTAGCATTGATCGCAGTAGCTACTCCTTGCGCTGTGTTATTAGGAAAAGCAGGTACAGCGATACTAAGTGAGAAATCTCCGTTAACAACAATACTAAATGTGTTGCCGGCAGTTAATGTTGGATTAGAATTGGCACCTTGTATAGTTGGCCAATCTCCTAACCATGCTGATTCACCTATAGATACCCAAACGTTTGCCGTAGTTTTATAGAAATATTGTGAGGCAGTTGAAGCTGAAGGATAAGTGGTTATCTGAATAGCATTAACAGCATAATCACCGATGTTACCAATGCTAGATAATGGTACTCCACCGCTTATATTCATTGAATCAGTAATTATAATAGGAGTTTTAGTCACAAACTGTCCAGTAGTATAATTAAATTCAGAAATACCCCAAGTTGAATTAGTAGTATCTAACCACCATGTGCCATTTGCAGGCGCGCCAACTGGTCTAGTAGTTGAACCAATCAAACTGGCTAAATCTATGTCTGCACGTAGAATATAGCAACGATTGGTTACACCTAATAATGAATACGCAGCTAATAAGCCGTATTCGTTTAACTCATAACCTTGAATAGGTGTACCAGTGGTTGTTGTGTAAAAGAAAGGCGTACCATATAAAGATACCAAATCCCTTTGACTAGTAACTAAGTATAATTTGTTTGCATTTGCGGCTGTGGTTGCAGGCGCTACTGCTGTTCCACTACCATCTGCTTTATTTTGAGCAGTTGCTAGTAGCACAAACGGGACTGAATTTACTGCGGCAGGTAAATATTGACTTTGGTCAATGATTGTTACTTCTACGCCTGGACTAACTAATGCCATTTTCTTTTTCCTTATTGTAAAATTTTGAGGCTTACCACCTGATTGTATACTCTTATTTATGAAATAAATGAAAAAAGGCGGTATTACTCAACCTTCGAAGGTTGAAATAAATATTCACATGAATATACCACGCCCTACATGCAAAGAGTGTAATAAAAACTTTTGCGCGATAAATTACAAACGCAATGGTATAACCCACTACCGCAGTATATGCGACGAATGCGGTAGTACTAAAAAGAAATTAAAACCTAGAAAACCAAAATGGATCTCTAGTGGCTATAAGAAGAAAAAGCAGTGTGATTTGTGTGGATTTCATAGTATACTGCCAACACAAATCATAGTCTACTATATTGATGGTAGTTTAGAAAACACAGTATATAGTAATCTACGCAGCATTTGCCTTAACTGCGTAGAAGTTGTGAAGAAACAAAAAGTAACTTGGGTTAGAGGAGACTTAAAGGTTGATTATTGATTCAATCTTTTTGTGAAGGTCATCTATTGTCCCATCATTGGCAATGATATAGTCGTATTCTAATCCAACGCTACTGTATTCACTGGCATGGATTCCCAATTGCTCAAGGCGATGCCTACCGATGGCCCAACCTAAGTTACCGTTTTCACCTTTATTAAAATTTATCGCATGTGAATACCATTCTGGATTTAGACCTCTTTCAACCCTGATAGTAATTCCACCTGCGTTTTTAATAGCACCAACTTCATTGTAGAATCTACAATCTGTTAATACAATGTTATCAGTAGAGGTTCTTAATTTATTTTCTACAGAAGCTACCCAAATATCATTGTGAAATGCGTTACGGCAAACATCTGTTCCCCAATACTGTAAAATCCATCTAGGAGTAAGATGCGGGATACCCAATCGTTCTGCCCACCAAGTATCAACCTGTTCACGCCATTCTCTGCTAGACTTAGTAGTACCCTCTAGCATTTCACGATCCCAATTAAACACCGCTGCTACAGCATCTTTAAGAGAAGCGGCAAAACTTAATCTTTTATAACCATGAAATGTAGTCAGATAATCTGCTATGGTGTCCTTGCCAGAATTTATCAACCCGGTAATTCCAATGATCATATGGTAAGCTCCTTTAAAATATATATTATATTACAGGAGCTTTACAAAATAAAGTATTTAGGTTAGCCTTGCACCCATGTCAATGGTTGACTGTAGTCCACATAACGTTTTAATTCATCAATTAATTGTTCCATTGCAGCTTTACCTTCAGCTTTCATAGCAGTACCATTTAGTTGTGTTCCGCCACCTGGACCAACAATGGTGCCAAATTTCTCACGTGCCTCACCTATAATTGTTTTAAGGTTAGCTAGTACAAAGTCACCAATCCAAACACCAGCGCCCGGGTCTTGAAGTAGTACTTCTTCTGTTCTTTGGACATCAGCCCAAATAAGAATACGCTCACCAGTACCTTTAAAATCTCTAACTACACGCAATACTTTTGATACTGGATCAAAGGTATATGTAACATATCCACCAAACATTCTTGCGGCTAATTCAACATAGCCGGCATAGAAATCGTATGTGGCCATACCACCTGTGTAGTTGTAATTCAACAAGTAGGTATTAAGAATAGCACTTGAAAAAGGATCAAATGCTGTTGAACTAGGCCCAGTTTCTAAGCCAACCGTTCTTCTAAATAAACAACGAACATTGATAAATTCTTGTGGTAGTGTGTAAGTGTCAATGTTCTTAATAACCGTCATTAGAGTATAAGATTCAGCGGTAGCGTTTTGTGCCCGTTGTCTATAAATTTTAATGGCGTAATTGTATGCTGCCTCATAATGCTGAGGATCAAGTTCTAAATCAATAATACCTTGACCCAATCTAAGACTGACGTTATTAAATAACGCTTGTTTTAATTGATCTAATGTTAATCCAGATGGGGTACTTAAAATACTTGCGGTTGGCCCTATGCTCATAATGATTACCTGATAATAACTATATTTATCAGGTAATCACCAATGTTACAAATCTCCTGGTTTACGATTTTCGCTATAGAATGGATCAAAGTCTCCAGTAGGATACCTTGCTTTTAGTTTGGTAACATTTTCAGAGATAACATCATTGGGGTCTAGATCAAGTGCCCTACAGGCATTAGTCCAATACCACATGATATCTCCCAACTCCCTAACCATATGGAAGACAGTTTCTTCAGTAAGAGGTTTACCTTGAAAAAACAGTTTCTTAACAATTTCTTGAAACTCTCCTGATTCACTACCCAATCCAATTGCCGAAGTAAGCAGCAGAGGAACATTAATCGATGGACCCTTTTCTTCAATTTTATCATCCCACATTCCATCTAGGTAATCTAGGCGGTTAATGAATGCAGTTAGATCATTGCTGTCTCGGCTGGTTACAGCCTCTACAAATTCACTGTATTTGTTTAAATCAATTTGCTTTGTCATGTTAAAATGCCTTTAAAATAATAAGATTGTCATTAAACCTACCATTCGGTACTGTAGATACCGATTTGATATCTTTAAAGTATTTACGAGCAGCCGGCTTGCTACCCATAATTTCTTTCAATTGCTCAGTAGGTTTACGTAGTGTTTTCATTTCACTGTTACGAGTATCAAAACCCAAAATAGTGTTACCTTTAACCGTAAACGTTTTGCTGTATTCATCGGCCACATAATGATGAAGCTTACGCTTTGCAGTATCATAAACCCAAGCTTCACTAGCACCATGCAGTTTAGTAGGATGAACACTAGTCAAGTCTAGTTTGAGTGCCTCATCTTTAAAAGACCTGAGGTACTTTAGGTTTGAAACTTGTTTCTCTACTGAGACAGGTTTACGTGCCCTAGGTGCTCGGGTAGTCTTTTTAACTGAGATATAACTATTCAATTCACTAAGCACCTGCTCAATGAATTTGACAATGTTTTTGACTTGCGTTTTGGTCAAGAAAGCATAACCTTGAACCAAGTCGCTGTCCTTACCTTCTAGAACCAGTGAAAACTCCGCTAGTTTCTTTTTCCAAATATCGCTAATGATGCTAATATGTTGAGATAGAATGTTTTTCTTTTTTACTTCATCAATAATTTTAAAACTATGACTAGCCTTTGCACCATCTTTGATGTATTCATCAAAAATACCCTCAAGCTCCCCTGCTACT